ACAGAACGATTTGAAGCATACAAAGAAATTTTAAATAACAACAATAAATAGAGCATTGACTACAACATTGAGTACAACATTGACTACAACACCTTAAATAAGATTAATAAATAAGATATATAAATAAAGTATTAAATAAGATTAATAAAGAATATACATGATAGCACTTTTAGGATTACCATTCTTATGGATTAGTTTCTTCACCGCAGGTAGTTTCCCTGCATGGTTAGACTTCAAACCTTTTAACTGCATTGTATGCCTTTCTTTTTGGAGTACATTATTTGGAGTACTATTATTTATATTTGCACCACAAACGCAACCTTTCCTTATTGCATTAGGTTATGGAGGCTATGCAAGTTACTTAGCTATTTTGATGAAAAGACTTTTAATTAAATTATACTAAATGAAAACCTTTGATGAAATTTACAGCGAGATAATTTTTAAGGATGAAACCATCCGTTATTCATTGCGTGAACTACTTCACGTTTTTCAAACTGAAAATAGTTGGATTGGGCAAACCAGTCAACTGCTTCAACTAAAAGAATTTCAACATGAATTGACAGGAATAAGACCAGGCGGATGTAGTGGGTGTAACATCGAAGTACTGATGAACATGATTAGGTGGGTTAATAAGTACGAATCAGATAAGGCAGCCCAAGAAGTTAAAAAGATAGGGAGACCAAAGAAATGATAACAGATAAAGAATTTTTAAAAGCAGAACTTGAAATGGGAATTAGTCCATTCAATCAAGACTTCATTAACTTATGTAATGCAACTGCAACTGTAATAGAGAATGAGATTAAATTTGAAAGTGTATTGGATTATGGTGCAGGTGTAGGTGCTTATGCTGATGCTTTCCATAAGAAAGGTTATAACGTATCAGTCTATGAATATTTTGAGGCACACCGCAATTATATGGCTGAAAATATGCCACACCTAAACGTAATACCTAAACCAATAACAACTGATTTAATGTTGTTTATTGAGGTCGCAGAACACATGACCGACAAAGAATTGAAAGCATTATTTAAAAAGATTAAACCTAAACATATTCTTTTTAGTTCAACACCAAACACAACGGATTGGGATTTAGATTGGGGACATATCAACATCAAGAGACATGAAGAGTGGAACACAACCTTTGAAACATTAGGCTATGAATTTATAAAAGACTTAACAATGCCAACAAGTTGGAGTAAAATATACAGATTAAAATGAAAATAAATCTAATTAAACCGAACCCAAACAATCCGAGAATAATAAAGGATGACAAGTTCAAAAAGTTAGTACAATCAATAAAAGACTTTCCGCAAATGTTAGAACTGCGACCTATTATTATTGATGAAAACAATATCGTATTAGGTGGCAACATGAGGTTGAAAGCCTGCCAAGAATTAGGATTAAAAGATGTGCCAACTATTTATGCAAAAGACTTAACCGAAGACCAAAAGAAAGAATTTATTATTAAGGACAATGTAGGATTTGGAGAATGGAATTGGGATGATTTGGCGAATGATTGGGATAGTGAGAAATTAACGGAATGGAGTTTGGATGTTTGGCAACAAGAACAAGAACCTGAATTAGATGACTTGATTGGTGAAGAAAAAAACAAACCACCAACAATGAAAATAACTTTTGAAACACCAGAACAATTACAAAAAGCTGAGATTGATATTCAGGAACTTTTAGACCGTAAATATCCAAAGGCTTATTTTAGTGTTTCAGCAGGTGAATTATGAGATTAGAAAAGGCAAGTTTAAAAGCAATAAATTACAGTTGTAAGAATTTTCATTATTCAAAAAGTGTTCCAGTCAATCCTTTTGCATTTTCTGTTTTTAATGATAAAAATGAATGGTGTGGTTGTATTTTGTATTCAGCAGGTGCAAACCCTAATATAGGTAAACAATTTGATTTAGCAAATGGCCAAATAATTGAATTAATTAGAATGGCATTAAATGGAAAACAAGAAAGCACATCTAAAGCACTTGCATTGTCATTAAAAATACTTCCTAAAAAAATGCCAACTGTAAAAATGATAGTTTCTTATGCTGATTTAGACCAAAATCACAAAGGGACTATTTATCAAGCAACTAATTGGTATTATTTAGGATTACAAAAGCCAACTGGACGTGCTGCATTTATTATCAATGGGAAAAAAACACACCCAAAAACATTACATTCAAAAAAAATAAAACAAACAATTTCTGAAGTTAAAAGATTATTAGACCCAAATGCAACTGAATTTTTTACAAATGGAAAACACAAATACATTTACCCACTTGATAAAAGTTTAATACCTTTGTGTAAATCATTAAGTAAACCTTATCCAAAAAAATTGAGCGATGTGGTAGATTCGAACTCCAACTCTAACTTGGGAAGTTAGTATGTAACCATTACACTAACATCGCTTATAATGCAGCAAATATAAAAGAATAAATTAAATAAAAAAATGGCGTACAACAGAAGTAAATTATATGAAGAAGCAAAGGACTTAATAGAAAAGAAAAAACTATTCTTTATTGAAGATGTGGTTACTTTATTGCCTATTGCAAAGAAAACTTTTTACGAATGGTTTCCAATTGATAGTGACGAATGTAACACTATAAAAGAGCTACTTGACAAAAACAAAATTGAAATCAAGAATGGACTGCGGAACAAGTGGTATAATGGAAACAACCCATTAACTCAAATGGCATTGTATAAACTGATAGGAACAGAGGAAGAATACCACCGCATTGCATCAACAAAAACTGAAAACAAAAACATCAATATTGAGCGACCAATTTTTAATGGATTAGATATTAATGTCAAAAATGAAGAAAGTGAGTAAAACCGCTTGTCTATACGATGAGCAAAACGCATAATGCTACAAAAAACAACTGCACAAGATAAGATTGCTTCACTGAATAAACGCATCAGAATAGTTAGAGGAGGTACAAGTGCTTCCAAGACGTTCTCTATTATACCTTTCTTAATTGACTTTGCTATAAAGGAAGCTAATAGTGAAATAAGCATAGTGAGTGAAACAATCCCACATTTGCGCAGGGGTGCTATTCGTGACTTCATTAAGATTATGACAATGGTCGGATTTTGGGATGACAGCAAGTATAACAAGTCAAGTTTAATTTACACATTCAATAATGGCAGCTACATTGAATTTTTTAGTGCAGACAGTCCAAATAAGTTAAGGGGTGCAAGGCGTGACATTCTATTCATCAATGAGTGCAATAATATAGACTTTGAAAGCTACTATCAATTATCAATAAGAACAAAGAAATTCATTTACTTAGACTACAATCCAGTTAGTGAGTTTTGGGTAGATACCGAATTATTACATGATAAGGACAGCCAACTAATAACCTTAACTTATAAAGACAATGAAGCACTTGACCAATCAATAGTACATGAGATTGAAAAGGCAAAAGAAAGGGCAAAGACTTCAACCTATTGGGCAAATTGGTATAATGTATATGGATTAGGGCAAGTAGGCAGCCTGCAAGATGTTATCTTCGACCAATGGAAGCAGATTGACACGATACCTGAAAGAGCCGAACTTGTCGGACATGGGATGGATTTTGGTTTCACAAATGACCCGAGTACACTTGTTGCGATTTATAAGTATGAAGGCAAACTAATCATTGATGAATTACTATACCGTACTAATATGACAAATAACGATTTGGGTAACTTTCTAAAATCCATCCAATTTGGGCGCAAGGAATTGATATGTGATAGTGCAGAGCCTAAGTCAATAGAAGAGTTAAGGCTGCAAGGTTTCAATGTTAGACCTGCGGTTAAAGGTGCAGATTCAATCAAGATAGGAATTGACATCTTGAAGCGATACGAGATACAAGTAACTAAGAACTCCACTAATTTAATAAAAGAATTGAGGGGTTACACATGGGAAAAGGATAACGAAGGCAAACTAACAGGCAAACCAATAGACAGTCTAAACCATTGCGTTGACCCTATGAGATATGTAGCACTCTTAAAACTTAATAACCGACCGAGTGGCAAATATTCAACAATTTCAATCTAAACTTATATTTATAAATAATGATAGGCAATTACAACCAGTTAACGATTAAGCAGTTTTTAAAAATCAAACTAATTAGCGAACTTGAACAAGACCCTTTGCATAGAAAGGTTTTGATATTGAGTGAAATTAGTGGGGTATCAGTTGATGAAATCGAAAGTATGCCAATAGGCGAAATGATTGAGGCATTGAAAGGACTTGACAAAATAGAAAACCTGCAAGCGGATGAAAAGATTAAATTAAAATTCAAAGTAGGTGGCAGGAAGTTTATTGTTAAGTGGAAAGAACAAGAATTAACAAGTGAACAATTCATTGATGTTAGTCACTTTTGCAAAGAACCCGAAAAGATATTGAGCAACATTCATAATATCTTAGCTTCAGTATGTGTAGAACGTAATTGGTATGGTAAAGAATTAGGGTATAAAGGCGATAAGCATAAAGAGGTTGCAGACTTGTTTTATAATGAGATGAAAATATCGACTGCATATCCTATCATGCTTTTTTTTTGCAAATACTACGAGGCATTGCAGCAAAATATCCTAACCTTTTTGGAATCGGAAGCGAACAAGGCGATGGAGAACACGAAGGAGTTGATGGAGAAATTCAAACTTTTAGAACCAAATGGGGATGGATTGCAAGCATAAACGATATATGCAAAGATGATCGTACAAAATGGGATTACTTTTTTAGGATGAATGTGATTGAGTTCTTGAACACGATGACATTTTATAAAGACAAAAGCGAACACGACAAAGAGATATGGACAAGGCAGCAGCAGCAGCAATAGGCGCAAAGTTTGGGGAGTCAATCAAAGACTATACAAAAGCAAGTGAGAATATCATTGAGGCTATTGTTATGGAGCATTGTGAGGAAGGTATAAAGCTAATGTCTAAGCAGATTAAATCAAAGGCAAGGACCGGACAAGCAAGCACATTAGCAGCGAGTATGAGTAATGTTCCTATTCAAGTAAGTGCAACTAAGTTTCAAGTGAACACGATTACTACTGAGTATTATGCAGACTTTGTAGACAAGGGAGTAAAGGGTGTTAGGAACAAAGGCAAAGCACCACGAAGCCCATATAGTTTTAGAAACTTAGGAACATCAAAGGCGATGGTTGAATCGTTTAAGGATTACATCGCAAGGACTGGCAGCAAGTCAATGAACAAAAAAACATTGATAAGAAAGAACAAGAAAAAACAATCAGACTTGATAACTAAGGAAGCTAAACAAATGGCAGTAGCAACTAAAATTGGAGGTATCAAGCCAATGAATTTTATTAGCAAAGCAGACAATCCACAAAGGACAAAACAACTTGCAGCAAGTTTAGCAGCAGCATTAGGCAAGGCAATGGCAAAGAATATTAAAATATCAATCAATGGCAATTAACATCATATCAAATCCGAACAGCGTAGTGAGTGCATTTAATCAAATGGCATTCAATGTTAGTTCAACGCAAGCAGGACAAAGTAACTTTAACTTTATAGCGGATGTTTATGTGAGTGGAATAAACACCGCAGTAAGTCGAATAGCAATACCTAAACAACCAAGTGTGAATACTTGTTTAATTGATGCAAGTCCGATATTAAAGAACTATGTTAAAAATGATTTCTTTAATGTGAATACTAATATTAATTATTGCGAGCCTAATATAAATAGCAGGGCAAAATATTACGTTCAATTTGGTGAGTTATACGATGTAAGTGGAGTACCAACTAT